TCATAAAAGATTTGACGAAAGCCCTGAGTTTGTCACTGGATCTCTTGTAGCGGTCTTTCAGGGCCTCTGGACATACCATATCGAGGGTTTTTCCTCCACAATAGAGTTTTGCATACTCAATCTCCTTTCCCTTGAGAAATCCCGAGTATGACCATGTGTGAGTCAGGTCATCTGGTAGCTCCTGATCGAAGAGCAGTTCACCATAATAGATTCCGACGCAATCTTTTTTGTCGTCAAGTGTCTGAAAAAGCATTTATCCCCTAAAGCTTAATAGATCATGTTAAGTTGTTTCTTTACTAACATTATAACATACTCGGAGAAATTGTCAAGGGAAAAATCACCTGTTTCGCGAAATTCTTTTTTTAATCTTTCATAGACAAGCGATCCTGGCTGTATCCAGGGTAACTTAAATTTTCGATTGATGTATATTACGGTCGAGTTCACTCCGCCTATCTGGAGGCGCTCGTTGGAATTAGTTATGATTCTTTCAATTTCTTGTTTAGTATAGGGATATTTTTTTTCCTTATTCTTAACTAAAATATATTTTTTAATCCAATATCTGGGGCCCAATGAATTTTCTAAGTCTTCCATGGCTATTGGCTGTCGGATGTTTTTGCAATTCTTGGATGTATAAAACACGGGCCTTGAATTGGCAAAACTATTATAGCCAGATAAAATTGCTGATTTTATATACTCCAAATCCTGGGTGGAAGACGTTCTAAAATAATCAGAAAATACATTTGACGGAGTTCCAAAATTATTTTGTTTTGAATATTGAAGCCGTTGTTCAATAACTGGTGATGATAAGTCTATATTCATTCTCCAGGGAATGTTCTTGTCAATTAAGAATCCTGCATTTATGGCCGCCTCCCTGTAAAAAGAAAAATTAGTTAAATTTATAAATTCTATTTTATCTTTATCGTTGGAGGGATCCAGGTCGGCAATTTCTATCGATAAGCCCGAAGACAAGGTAGAGACCCTCGAAGATAAAAGGAAAGAACTCTTGCTTAATAAGGTTTGCTTTCCGCGATTTAAGAAAAAATCAAAAAACAATTTACAATAATCTTTGATGTTATAAATTTTATCCCTTCTATTAAAATAAGACAAAAACTCTGAATTAAAATTCAACATCATCTTATTTAAATAATTATTATAAATTTCATCGGCATTCTGGAAGCCCCTAAATGGAAGAGGCTTACTAAGAGGCGTTCCTTCCTCCAGTCTTCCCGTTCTAAGCGGTATAACGAAAAATTGCTTAAATTTATCAAAAGCTTCTGCAACAAAATTTAAAACATATACAGAAGTCTCTTGTCCCTCTAGCTGAATCATTCCTTGTACCAGCGGTTCTACTCCAACAAAATTAGGATCCACTTTACCATATAGAGTGTTTTCTAGAAACCAATAATTTTTTATCCCCGTAGGAAGAGCCGGCGCCACTTGGGAGGGGTAGGCACCAAGATCGTATAATAGTCGCCTTAAAAAAAGTTGAAAAGAATCCATCTCATTGGTCGCGTTCATTTCTATTGGCATCTTATTTTCACCCCTTATGTTGCCGGTTCTACAGGTTGCGGAGAGTACAGCGGATTTCCGCTTCCGGCGACTCTAGATGCATCTACAGTTCCTGTTCCTCGACTCTGATTCACGGACGGATCTTGTGAAATCCCATCGCCCGAAGTTTCCCAGCGTGCCTTAAGTGTTGTTTCAAATTTTCCACTTTCTATTTTTGAAGAAACCTCTGTCACTATATGATATCCTCCCAGGCCAAGAGTGTTGGCATTAGAACCCTCGATCCAGGGCCTTCCGAGGCTTGTAAAGCCCCCGCTCGGATAAATAAATACTCTCTGACCTGGATAAAACAAAGTATTTCCGTACATCTGGATAGTGACATCAAAAACGTTGGATAAAATCGCATAAGGGTTGACTTCGGACTCTTGTGTAAATCTTTGCTCTCTTAAATATTCCTGATCGGTCTTTGCAAAAGAAATATTCTTTACTAACCCTCTATCTCTCCCCAAATATAAATGATATATGCCAGCATCCAAATCCCTCTTGTATGTTTCTTTATAATCCGGTTTTCCGTCTATGATTTTGAGTCGAAGACTGGCCGGATCGGCGGCTTCACCATAAACAATAAAAAAATGATATGCGTCTTTGGTTTTTTCCTTTTTGGATAAACCATATGTTCCGGTTGGATCTGTTTCTGCTTTTTTATCCATATTTATAATTCTATAATGTAGATGATTTTCTTGTGTTGCACTCGGGACCCCTGTTGCAGTGATCTGCTTTTTTAAAAAAGCAAGTCTCTGATCCTTCGCAATTACTTCCATCGGATTTTGCCCTTCTTTGGGGTCTAAAGAAAAGAATCCTAGCCTAAATGAATTTCGTATATTTATTTTCCCAAAACAATCGTCAAATATATTTATAACCAAATGAGACATGATATCCCTTATCATTTTCATAAGAGGATACACGGTAACGTCATATGAGATAACTTTTTCAAAAAAGAATCTATTAAATGTTTCAACACTAATTGGAATATCGGCAGCAGTAAGTCTTGGATTTAACCGTTCTCCTAATTTTTGAGGGTTTAAAAGCTCAAAACCAGATAATAGTAAGCTTGTCTGATCAACAAAAGTAGAATTGTCAAAATTGTCTTTTCTGATTGCATTTTGGGCCATTAACTCTATAAGATCTCCCAAGAAAAAATAATGAATCCGATATTCATCAGGCTTCCCGGCGGTTTGGTTGATTTTTTTTAAAAATGGCCTCCACTTTTCCTCCGCTTCCGTTCCATCCTCGGGGTCCGGTGGTTTCTTATAGGGTTTTATCGCATCCATGAAAATGTCAAAGTCGGCAGATTTTGGGCCTCCTGGTTTATATTGTCTCCCGACGCGGCCGCCTTGTACGATGGATGATCTCCCTCCGGACTGAAATGATAAAATTTCAGCCGTCGTAAAATCCTCAAAATAAATAGAATTATGACGTTTTAATTTTAACATAAATTCACTAAAAACCTTTTCTTTGTTCGCCCTCCTTAGTTCACTCATCTCATCTGTTAGCTTTGCAATTCTTTTATTATCGGCGCCCTGTTCTCTCATACGCTTAATCTGATTACTGCGACTGATCATACCTTTTTCAAAAGACGGGGATCCCCGTAGAACATTTGCTCTTTTATCGTAAAGGGTTCCTTCAAGTCTTGCACGGTAATTAATAGTAAGTTCGAAAACCCCTTCTTGGCTAAACTGAATATCATAGTCGACCATTGTTAAAAAAAGATTTTTCTTGGTATCTTCTTTGTTGGCCCACCCTACTTGGGCCTTAATATCATAATAATATTTATCTTTTATAGTAAACGTTTTAGCTAACTCTACTTTATTTTTCGTTGCTTGTAATCGTTTGTGCGCCGATGCTGACTTTCCGGATCCCCCCTGATGGCTGGGTCGAGCGATGGCAGTTGTTGTGCCTGGAGTTGTCATTTTCGCAGTAGGGGGGCCTGATGGCACAAGAAGGTCTAAAAGACGATATTCGTGACCCTTGGAAGTTCGTTTTATTTTTAATTGTTCAAAATCTTGAAGATACAACACCAATGTTGCCTCCACATCATTTTTGTAAGTGAAAGGATCAGTGCCAATATATTTCCAATCAAAAGATTTTATTCCATATTCTTGTTTGGTTTTAACTAAGGAACTTTCAGTTGCTTCCAATAATTTATTTGGATTATTTTTAACATAAGTAAAATTTGGAAACTTAAATTCAACTTCATCCACTATTTGCTGAGAGTCTTTTTCATATAATATTTTATAAAGACGCAAATTTGGTACAAGCTTCGCCATTTCCCACGTTGGTAAATCTAACATCTCAGAAGGATCCGACATTTTTGTAAGACGATTCATAATGCTATGACCTTCCTCCGTATCGAGAATAAATGTTTTCTCATATGGGACTCCCAGGCCCTTCGTGCGCAACCTATTTAATTTTCGAAGCACTTTCATGTGATAAAGCAGAAAACATTGAGGAGTAAATTTTAATTCTTTTTTAGCCTCATCGGCTGCAATTTTACGAAGATCCTCATCCAAAACATCAGGATCAAGTTCTATTGCAGATCTTATATGGTCTCGAAGAAATGCTTCTCTGTTACTGTTAAAAAAGGGATCTTCTTTTGCGAGTTCTTTCAATTCTTTATCCTGCGCGACGGCCTCGGCTAGTTCTGCGATCTTTATTTCTCTTCTGATGAGAATAACAAGTGCCTTTTCCCTTTCGGTCATTCTAAGATATTTATCTTGCCAGATCCCATCTATGGCACTATTGATCGATCGCGGGTGTTTGGGCGGGTTTGACTGGCCGAATGTCTTAGTAATTTGTTCACTTACTTCTCTTACAAACGGTCTTTCAAATCGTTTTTGAAGATAAGCTGTATACTCGTCGTCGTCGTTTAAAATCCCCCTTAAATCGAGGTCTGAAGCAGAAAAATCCTCATGAAGTTGTAATAGTTCATCATCCGTGACAGGCGAGTTTTTAATGAGGTTTACATTGTAAGCTATTATGTGTTTTTTTAGTTTGAGGCCCCAATCTTCGATAGACTCTGTTAATATTTTTAATAAGTCCGCTTGTGTACTTTCTACGCGGGATTGTAAATCAGAAATATATTTATATGAATCAAAGAAAAAACTGTCGCCCTCTTTCCAGGCCGCCTCACCGCCCCCCTCACTACTATAGGTGCCGGTTTTTCTCAAGTCGCCCCACCACCCCGTGATGCCAAACCACATTGTCCAGGTGACAGAAGAATTTTCCTCCCACGCTTTTCGAACTTTACTATTTTCAAGGTCGGGTGGGCGGGGGCCCCGCTTTCCCACATTTCTAAAATATATATTATTCTCAGGCTGAGGGGTCTCTTTAACCATTTTCAATAATCTTTCTGAGGTGGGCGTTGCATAGGGCTTTTCGGACAGGACCTCAATGGCTACTTTTTCACTCATTTATTATACTCCATACAAATTAAGCATATCTTCAATTGGAAATGGGACTATAATGACATCTCCCAAGGAAACACTGGCTTCTGTTGGTTTTTTGTTATAATAGGCGATGACCCACCAGTACCTCGAATCCCCATAATGCTCGTATGCTAATTTATAAAAACGATCTCCCACTTTCCATGTGTGATAAGTTTCATCTATATTCAAACGATCATTTAAGTTTATATCCCGTATTCGAGGAGTAACGTATTGGTTGATTCCTATGACGCCCTTCTTGTCAAAGATTTCATCATATAAATTTTCATTATTAAAAAAGATTCTTGTGCTATCGTATCTATTTGTTGCCATTTTTTTATTATTATCCTTCGGATTATTATTCCGTAATTTTCGATTTATTTGTCAGCAAAGATTGAGAGGCCCGCTCCTGGATCCACTCTTCTGTTACAGATGGGAAAACATAATTAATTTTTTGAACTAGCTTTGTTTCGTTGCCATCGGTCAACAACTCCTTCTCCTTCTTCTCGAACAGGGCCCTTTGTTGGCTATTTAATTCTTGTCCAGGCACAACGTCGAAAAACCCTGCTGCTGCGTCGGTGGCGATAAATTTATGCTTTGGAGAGCCGGCACCGAATACTCCGGACTTGTTCCAGCCAAGGGGAATCTCATGGAGAGGAGTCAAGGAGACGCTAATTTTGATTTGTTCTGGTACCAATTCTGTGATTGGCTCACCGGATCCATATACGGAAGTGGATGGGGAATAAACCTGTTCTCCTATATCAATCCCCAAATTTGTAATTGCACACAAAAGACCGCTTTCTTTAACTTCGTCACCAAATCCACGCAAAATAAAGTTTGAAAATTTGATTCTAAACAAGGGCGCCTCTTTTATTGTACTGGCGCTATAAGGCTTTTCATAAGTCGGATACAGCATTCTTACGAGCTTATTTAAGTTTGCAATATTTTGAGCCGCTTTTGAGTCGGAACTATTGATAATTGTAAAAGTAAATGACATCTCTCTTTGTGTATTTTGAAAAGTCATTATTGGATCTGCTCTTCCATAAACAGACTCAGATGTCCAATTGGAAGTAAAGCTCTCATTGAGGTTTAAGATGCCTTGATCAAATACGACCCTCTCATTAAAGGTGCCGGCATGTCCATCACTGGTAGCCTTGTTGGCTCCTGCGACTCGATAAAAAATTAAGTTTGATGAACATGCCATTTATTTATTTCTCCTCATTAGACGACTCCAGCCCTTACATTGTTTGCAATAACATTTACATTTATTTTCTTTAATTCACCATCTCGGGCAACTACAGCTTGTGCGGCCTTGATAGCCATCTTAACGTTCTCGGTATTATCCAATTCTAGTTTCAAATTAACATCCAGTGTTTCTTTCTTCATTGCCGCTGCGTTTTTCTGAGCCGCAATAGAACTCTCATTGGCCTTGTCTATCCTTTCTTCTGTCATCGCGCCTGATTTTTGAGATTTTGATTTCGCTTCAATCTTCTTAGATGTGGTCGTCTCAGTTCTATTAATCTTTGCATCCACACCGACAGACTTATCACCGTCATCCATGAACGCGTGCCATGCTTGCGACAATAGCCAAATAGATCCTGCAATACCAGCGATAGCGATGGCTACTGGAATTAATGCCGGAACCAGTGCGACCAATGCCATACCAAGTAACCCTATCATGGCGATAAAAGAAGGGGAACCGGCACTGTGATAGATGAAATATGCCACGCCGGCGAGGGCGGAAAATAGTAAACCTAAGAGTGGTACTATTCCTCCTGTCAATACATTAAAGGCCACGAGACTACTATTTACCAGCCATATAGCAACGGAGACAAGCGTTAACGCGGTGGCGACCGAGATGAGAACCGCTTTCAGTCCAGGGCTCCAGTCGGTGATTGCAATAATATACCACAATAAAAGGGCGAGGCCCACAAAGCCGCCGAAGCCGCCCATTTTCTTCGTTTCAAGATTGACCATCTTCATCGCCATTGATACTCCCTTAAGGCCCAGTATAAGAAAGGGAAAATGCTTAATCAAACCCGGAGCAGTTTTGTTTAGCCAAGTGATGCCGTTGATGAAATCTTTCAAAATATCAATCAATGGAGCCATCTGTACTGCAAACATGCGAATTACTTCGGTAAACTCTTCTGCTATTGTATTAAACTCTTGAGTTTGTTCGGCCAGCTTTTCAATCTCTGCTGCCGATTTTTGAACGCCTACACCAGCTAATTTAAATCGCCCCTTCATGACAAGCGCCAGTTGATTTACATCTTGAAGTCCCATTGCACTCGCGATGGCCTTTCGTTGATAATGGGTCATCGTGTCAAAAGACTGGCCGGCATTGGCAACGGCCTCAGAAAGCATTCTCATTCTTTCGGTTGGGTCTGTCACCGTAACCATTTCAAGAGAATTTAAAAATGGGCCACCAAGAAGAGCGTTTAGTCTTCCCACGGCTGCTGCTGCTGTGTCAAATTTATCAAATTGTTCGACGACACTCAATATTTGTGAAACTTCCATTCCTGCTGCACGAGCATTGACTTGGAGCTTTTTGAAAACCTCCGTGCTTTCCCTTCCAAACGCTGCCAGTTTGGGCATCGCTTCGCCAAACGCTTGGGCCATTTGATCGGGAGGCATATCTATGGTTTGTGCTAAAGCAAATAGCTCTCTTTGGGTTGCGGCGGCTTCTTTTCTGCTGAATCCCAAAGCTGCTGTCATAATTTGTATATTCTTGGCTGATGTCTCCATGTTGACACCCATCTCGCCCAAGATTGCAACTGTTTTTGTCATGTCTCCTCTTGTTGATTCCGATGTATTTCTAAGGCCATAAAAATTTTGTTGAAGCGCTTGAAAAGACGCAGCGGAATCTTCTATAGTAATCCCCGCGTGATACATACTTTGCTCCAACTGAACTATTTCGTCGCTGTATTTTCTTCCAGCGCCAGTCGCCCTATTAAAAGATACGAGGGCGGAGTCCTGGGCTACAATTAACTGCAAGGTTGATTCCTGGACTTTGGCATAAAGACTATGAATCGCACTGGCGACAGGTTGTCCCTTTTTCATTTCTTCGAAGAACTTCTTCATGCCCTTTTTGCTACTCATAACCGTTGATATTTGAGAAGAGAGCGTCTTATTATAATCAGATGTTATTCCAAGAAGATTTTTAAATTGTCCAGCGAGACCCTTCGCGTGTGACCCAGCGCTTGTATATGATTCGTTTAACTCATCTAGGGCATCTTTTACTTCTCTGAGGCTTCTCCTGTACGCCTTTAGCTGGTCCAGTTCTGCGTCCTTGAGGGGTTTTCCGGCGGCCTGCATTTCCCTAAAATATTTTATTTTGGCGGCTAATTCTTCTTGGGCGTCACCCAAATCCTCAATACCATCTTTCGTGGCCTCGACACTCTCGGCCCACTTCTTGTATTGTTCAGTATACTCCCTTAGCTCGTCTGAATCGGGAGTTCCGGGGGCTAAGGTTGGTTTTCTGGGATCTGCCATTTCTTAAATCACTCCTCTTTTACTTAAACGGCCACTTGATGCCTGTTGCTTTTTCAAACGCTTTTGTCGCTTTTTGAAGTACTGATTTTTGTCTGTAAGTTTTAGGATCATTTAACCCGTGCTTCTTTGCAACTTCAATATATTTCTTTTCATTGCCAATTGCCTTGGCGAATGCTTTAACATCTTCTGGTTTTCCCTTGATATATCCATCGATGGCTGGAAGGTCAAACATTCTTTTAACGACGCCCTTTAAGATTGTTCCGAACATCATGAGGAAACTTTCGTTTAGCTCATTCTTTTTAAGTTCTTCTAAATCAATTTCTATTTTTACTAAATCATCTGCTGGCATCTGTTTTCTCCTACTATTATCCGCATGGATTATTTTCTCCCGTAAAAACTTTTTTATTTTCATTCGACTCATTTTCCGGATCTAGCTCATAGTCAGCCCACTCATATTCAAATGTTAGAGTTAACTCAAAGGGTGCGTCGTCTGTATATGAAAGAGTGCCCATATCCATTCCGGTTAATATTATATTATTTAATTTCCACTGATCAATTATTTGTCCATAATTATTTAAAGATTTTATTATAACAGATCTGAACCCCGCGTTCATCTTTTCCTTGCTTACATTTGTGGCGCCTTTATATATGCGGCTGTCACCTCTAAAGATCTGATTAAGTGCAGAGATAAATGAATTAACTATATTTTTTTTAGTGGTGGCGGTGGCGGTGGCTACAGCGGCGGCGGCGGCCGAAGCGGCGGTGATTCCGGCGGCGGCGTGGTCAAGCGATCCAACGCCGGGGCGGCCGATATCGCTGCGCTTCGCATCGTTGGGGGTTTTGAGATCTATCGGATCTACCAATACCAGAGTTACTGGCTTCCAGGACATTTTGCGAGCGAAGACATGACGTTGTGCGGCGCCGATGTTATTTTTAATTTCTTCCTTCCCAATTTCGAAAGATGGAAGAGTTACAGATTTTGCATACCAATGCAACCCATTGATATTGGCGGCATATGGTGCATACAGTTCAACAATAAATCTATTTTTTGATCTCGGTGACCACTCAGCGTCTGTCCAAAAACCATTTGGCATGATAAGATATCTCCCTTCTTTTATAAATAGTTATTGAAGAATTAATTATCACATTGATTTGTTGGACTTATTCATTTGCTCAGCTTCTTTCTCTATTTGCTGAACCATTCTCTCAAGAAACCACCGCCTAATGCGAATGGGCAGGTTATATGCTTCAATGAAGCTCCAGCCGCCATGGTATTTCATCAAAAAGAACTCTTCATAAACGTTCTTTATATATTCATCGCTTAGGCCAAAAAAAGTCCGTCGTAAACGGAACCTCCAAATCTGTCAAATACCCACATTCGGTGCATTCAAAATTGTGCGACATATCGACATTAGGGATAACTCGATCATAAAGGCGTCGAAGATATCTTGTGTCTTTAGCTGGCATCATATTAACCAGAGAATTAATAGAGCTTCTGTCTCCACTTCCGTTTACGGACTGGATAATGGCACTTAGCTGGTCGGTGAGAGGAGTTTCCGGCAACTTCTTCTTTCTTTTGTTTTCTTGTAGCTGTATAATACGCCTTTCATCGTGACCTTCCAATAATTTAAGTTCAATATCAATTTTCATTATTGGAAGAGAAACAATAAAAGTATTCCCATCCGTCGCCTGAACTTCCTCGGGAACCTCTTCCGCATAATTTACAGATACATTTGTTAAATCAAAGGTATGATCAACATTTGCCGCACAAGCGGGGCATTGTACTTTTGTTTCATACTCCTCGCCAAATCCTGTAATTCTTGCGGCAACGATAAGGGCGTTCCTATCTCCAATAAGGAGAGAGCCCGGATCAATTGTTTTATCAATAATAATGCTTGATAATAGCCTCTCAATTGCTAGGCCCTTTTTCAAAAGATTTCTGGAAGTCAAAATGTCTTCCTCTTTTGCTGTCATATATTTGATTTCAATAGTATCCTTATTGTGCAAAGGATGACCCTCGGAATAGTATCTCCCCCTGGAGGGAAGGTCTACATGTTCTGTTGGGGCTGAAAAGGTTAAATTATGACTTGCGTTTTGTATTGCTGGATCGGCCACATCAGGGCGCGTGGGCTCAAGCCCAGCATTCGTTCTCTTGCTATTTCTAGACAAATATCACCTCAATTGTATAAATTATGTCTGCCAGAATTGGGCGCCTGTGGAAGTATTCAGTGTGGCCCAATCGTATCGGATATCTAAAGAGATCTCCGTTAGAGCGTCATCACCGTAAGATAACTCACCATAAGCGACCTTTGTAATAAAAGCGTTGTTCAGTGTCCATTCCTCAATGGAATTTCCCTCTGAATCGATTTGTGTTATTTTAACTTGTCCCAAGGAAGCTACAGATTTAAACTTTGATATGGTTTCCGGGTTGGGATCATTCAACTCTTTAGGGCCTGGATATCCAGACCTGTCTAAAATCTGCGCCATCTGTTGGGCGGCATCGGGGGAAACTGGGTCCACCAAGGTCATTGTGACCAAGGCCCATTCTACCGTGCCGGGAAAATAAAATTTGTGGTTAAGATAAGCATGTTCTTGGGCGTTTACTGAAATTTCTGGCTTTTTAACAGTTTTTGCAAACCACATCTGTCCAATATCAGATCCGCCCCCAGCGAATTGCACTAAAAATCTATATTTTCTTTTTGGTTCTACATTGGCACTCGTCCAAAAATCACTACCAGCCATAATATTGTTTCTCCTGTATCTTTAAATAGTTGATAAATTTATTTTTAATCTTCAAAACCCGCTCCAGTGTTCGTAATTATGAAATCAATTGCGATGAATTCAATTGCTCTAGTGGGTTTCAAGAAGATTTTAGCATATACAATATTCTGGTCAACTAAATCTGGAGTAGTTGTACTCTTATCTAGAACTAATTTGTATTCGCTTATTCCCAGTCTTGTCTGGACACTTGAAAGGAATGGCTCTGCTTGCGATTTGAATCTATTCCAAGTAACTTGTACATTGGGGTCGAAAAGAATGCTAGACGCCATCAGTGAAATTTGTTTTTTAACATAAATCAACATTCTTCGAACATTGATTCTATCAAGTGCAGAGGGTACCGATTGTAGCGTTTTCTGACCAAAGATTACCAATCCCTCATTCGGGAAAGAGGCTATAGGATTAATACTTGCTTCGTACAAATCATCTCTGTCTTTAGAGGTCAATCTGTAGGTCACATTCAAGACCGGAATCCCGGCTGAGCCTTCGGTAAGTCCACCGCGATTAAATCCTGCGGGAGCAAACCACAGTTCCGATACAGCCTCAGAGCTTGCAAATGTACCCAATGCTATAATACTTGGGGGTACCCATACAAGATTCCCGTTAATGGTATCTTTAATCTGAACCCATGGGTAATAGGTGCAACCATAGGAGCTATTAATTTGTCTCGATTCCAAGGTTGAGACCGTGCTCGAAACAGTTCCAACTCTATTGGCAGCATTGCTATAATATGCAGTTCCCTCCGAAAACGGGGTATAGGCGCCTGGGATGTCGATAATAGCCAGGGCATCTCCCCGGTCTTCACAAACCTGAATCATATGTTCGGTAAGTGTTGCATCTGTCAATCCCGGCATGCTCATCATATTACACTCTATAAACTCAGAATCGGCAACCGTGTCAATTGCTCGTCGGATAGTATTTTGAGCATAGTTAGTTAAGGTACTCCCCTCACTTAAAAGGGTGTTCCTAAATGGCTCAATTTCTATAATATCCAGGCCGTCGAAACCATCATAAAATGGAGATGTGAATCTCGTGTATCCTGTATCAACCAGAGTTTGATAAGTTCCGCCCGCTGTGATTGAGTCTCCGTCAGATCTCGATCCCGATTGCCAGTAAACAACATTCGAGCCGGTTAAAATCAAATCATCGAGGCTTACAATCCACTGATAAGTCAAGTTAGTGGAATCCCGGAAATTTGGCGGAATGGAATAAAGATAATCACCATATCCTTCATCTGGCCTGTTGCTTCCTTCACCCGTAATTTCGAGATAAGAAGAAACATTTAGACCAAAATAAGCATCTTGGGGATTTGTGAGGGCGCCGGCCGACGCAGAGATACGAACTTGTGTATCAGGGAAAGAACAAGTTAAGCCATAGGTCGGGAGTGTGCCGCTGAATAAATTTGGAGCTGGACTGGTGCACATGCTCAACGCGATGTCGTCACCGTTATATAAAACACTTGTAGGGCTCATCGCTGTGGGCTGCGCAGCTATATCAATGAGCTTTTCGGGCCCATAAACTCCAAATGGCAACAATCGTGGATCGATTTGGCCATTTTCTACATCGGGATGTACTTCCACTCTGATATATTTAGAAATGTTGGCATATGTCCCCAGCTCTTGAAGAACCTTTGTTGTTGTATTCCAATTCACAACTCTGTCGCCGATCTTGCGCGCGATATAATTATCTGAATTGGGGTTTAGGTTACAATTGGAATATCTTTCGATAACCTCTACAACGTTATCTGTATCATCTGCCTTCCTCAAGAGAACCGTGAAGCTTCCAAAAGGATTGATTCCTGCTGCATTTCTTGAATATTTTAAATCTTGAATTGATACTTTTAAATTATTTTGTAGCCACGAACCTGCATCTCTCGCATGCAACCGGAATAAATCTTTCATCTTGCTGGCCTCATAAGAGCCAGTATTACTTGACAAATCTTGTGAGAAAAACCATCCAGTATGAGCTAGTTGGGAATCCTGGCGTTGATCATCTTTCTCTTTTACAGCCAAAACTACTGCGTAAGAGGAGGTGCCCAAAGTACCATCGCCCATCTTTTCTGCGATATAAGATTCGAAACTTTCACCAAGCCAATATTCAGTTTCACCGTTAGAGAAGCCGCCAGAGGGAACGACAGCAGAATTAACTGTTTGTGGATTAGTATTAAAAACATTTCTAATAAATCTTGAACTATTTCTGTCAAAATTGAAGGAACTTTTATAAATTTCCCCAGTGCTATTAGAAATTGCGGCTGTCCATTCGGGGGTATCAGATGCGGCCTCGAATAGTCCTGCGGCGCCACCAGAGACAATTGCGGTTCCCGTATGGGCCACGGTTCCGGTAAGAATAAGGGCAGAGCCAGAATCCATATAAAAAATTGCACCCAAATGACCTGATTTGGTAGCTCCAGAGCCAGATTGACATATAAAGATCCCATATGCCCCTCCGTTATCTGAAACCGCTGTTGCGGGCGACTGGACTGTTTGCCACCCAGCATACCCATCTGGATTCACAGCATCGGCGTTTGCTTCACCAAGAAGCCTCATAACCGTAATAGATCCAACATCCGCTCTTAGGTAAGCCTGAGCAGCATATGAAGCATAAGTGGTCCCCTGGTGGTTTCCATCTCTCCAGACATCTCCAGTGGCCTTCCCAGGAATAGGATTTCCGAATGTCTGGACAAAATCCGAAAACGAGTCGATCTTAACAGGTCGCATTCCCGGACCTTGCGGGAGCCGCCCGAAAATTATAGGACCGGCTGGTGTGTCTACGGCTGGAAGTTGGGAATTGTCAATTTCTTTGACAAAAACTCCCGGCGAAACAAACTTAAATTTTCTTACTGACATCTAATGCTTCTCCTAAATTTTAATTAAAATTAGATTGCTCTTTCTTTAATAAATAGTCTCTACAAATTTCAAAGTCTACAATAATTATAGGCTCTCTACAATCATCCCAGCTTTCTTTAAATTTAAGAAACAACCTTGAATTCCATCAACCCCTTTCTCGATTTAATACACTTGGCCGATAACTGAAATCTTGCCTCAACTTGACCAAATATTTCTCTCTCTTCTGTGAGTGTTACAATCTCAAAGAATGAAGACCCATACTGTATATAGTCTCCCTCTCTCACATAAAGGTCTTGATCTTCATATAATCTTCTTTCATGGAACCTGACCGTCAAAGAATAAGTCTTATCTAACCCATAATTTTCTGTGATTGTCCCTATGCCGTCAAATTCTACAAGAACATATACCCTAACGGGGGGAAGAAAACACTTTTCTATTGCCTCTCCGTAAAGTGGATGAAAATTAGTTCTCTCCATGGAAAGTGGGAAATATGTTATGGCCTGTCCGATGACGCGCTCCATAAGCTCATCATTAACCTGTTTTACTAGGTCTCTTTCTTTTTCTCCTAAAAAAAGCGGAGGTGGCGGATTTGAAGGCTTTTTCCACTCATTATCAGCCATGATTATTAATATTCCTTTTTGTCGCCAAGCATCACCCTTTCTCGTGTAATTCTAATTTCGGCCGCTGATTCACGAATGGTAATTTTTGGTTGTTCATCATTTTTATCTGATCCGATTAAATGACCCAATATTTTTAAATTAATGGTAGTTTCAAATTTTCTTTCCTCTTCTCCTAAATTAGAAACATTGTTCGCTAAGCCAAAATCTCCCTGAATGAAGCCTTCAAATTTATGGCCGTCTTTCTTAATAAAAAAATCATTAATTTGACCAGTCTTTACAATAAACGGAGTGAAAATTTCATTCATTTGTTGTTGGTATTCTGTTTTAATCGTTATTTTATAATTTGCCACGACATAAACTGGAATTGGCATTGTCATTGTTTCGTAAACAACCTTTTTATTTTTTCTACGATAAGTATTTTGGCCGTAAAGACGATATGCGTCTGCATTGGCGAAATTTGCACTTTTCTCTTGTTGAATCCTTCTGGCAACCGTAATCGCTCCGCCCTTTGCATCATTTATGCTGGGAATGTGGGCTTGCACGACCCCTTTCATATTCGGGTCTTTTATTACTGAATCTCTCTCTATTGTTAGGACGGGAAGGGTAAAAATATTATCTTTATTTCTTAAATCCTTATTGTCTTTTATCTGGTATGCCCTTTCCGGCAACACCCAAATAATTGGCACCTTCTTCCACCCTTGGTTGGTCGAACAAAAAATATCCAATTCTTCGTTTATCCAATTGTGCAGGGCGTAATCGATTGTCTCGATGGTAGAGGGCATGAAGGTAATTTCTTTCAGTGCAGGGACAGTGGCCTTTTTTTCCTCGGGAAAATAAGGTCTGAAACCATCATCAAATTGGTCTTTTTTGCTGCTCACTTATATATTTATCCTTGGAAAATCAACATTGGCACTTTTGTTTGTATCGTATTGACCGCCTCCGTTGTTTCTGCATCTCTCTTGGCCAATTCTGCATAGGTTAACTCATCCAAAATTGTCTTTAATTCTTCTCGTAATTTTTCTTGTTCATTCTGGGCTTGACTTAAGAGATCGGATGCATTTAAGGTAATATCCGATCCTGGAATTGGAATGGGATTGAATTTTCCTCGAATTTGACCAAGAGTCTCTTTCGATAGGGCCAAAGCAAATCTTCGGATCCATTGTTTTCCTATCGCATTAATATTTTCATAGGGAAGATTATCGAAAGGAATAGTATTAATATTATTAACCCCACCTATTCCAGTATCCACATCGGAAGCCTCATCCCAGCTATCAGGTATAACTGAAAATTCAACCCACATAAACCTATATATGCCTACCAGTTGTGGCTGAGGAAATATTCTTAATTTATTGTCCTTTAATTCATATGAATAGTGAGATAGGCGTGTGAACAAGTGGTCTTCGTAGGCCTTCGCCTGTAACTTATTCTGCCATACAGGGATTACCTCGAAAGAGGAATCATCAGTATATTGTCCATAATACAAAAGGTTTCCGACAACATTCAATCCTCCGTAATATCCGAAGAACCTCCACATTGCAGCAGGTGTCTTAAAGAAGACTTTTTTGATTATAACCCTCTTATTTCCAACAATACCTGCGAATGGGGCAGGGTCGCCGTTGGGCTGCAAGCCGCTAGCGGACGATCCTGATATAATTGCTTGTAAATCATAATCTTGCTCTTGCTCTGTAATCTCGAAAGATGCCGAATAAATTGGAATTGTTCCTCCGACATCAGCATTGAAAGAAAAATTATCAGCCACCCTTCTTTCATATTCGAAAGTAACACGGGGGAATTTTAAATTAACATTAGTCGGCCCAGTTACAACATTTCCATCCTGATCAAATGTTCCCGTTGTTTGTCCAAGAACGTTGGAGAGAATATTTTTTGATTGATGCAAATTGACCAAATAACTATATTCTAAAACAGCTTCTTCATAGTTTGCATAAACATTTCCGGCCAGCATTTCAATGTCTAAGACATCTCCACCCAATTTCTTATATGTATAAGCAACTTGATCAGCGGCACCAGAAAGAAAAGCATTAGATGTATATATACCAAGCGGAAGTGTTGCAGCGACATCGGCGGCCGCACCGGTTGTGGGCAATATCGCCTTGCTCATTTGGCTGGCTGGTGTTAGTGTTGGCAATGCCATTTATGATCCCTCCGCATTAATTAGTTTCCAAATAAACAAACCCCCCTCCGAAAACGGAGGGGGGGCATTTTTTGTGTTAATGTGTCCTAGATTATACTATGACAAATCTTGAACGACGACCAAGCCGTACATATCCGGGCGGACCATCTTCTTGGCATATCGAGTCATGACGCCTTTGCGCGGCACGAAGTCCTCGGTACCGAAGATTGTTGGAGTCATCTGGAGAGGTACATACGGTGCGTACACATATCCGCTTTCAAGGAAAGAAGAACCTTTACGTCCTGCGAGAACAACGTTCCGTGGGAAGTAAGGATCGACGTAAACGTCAAACTTCTTGCTCAAAGAGCCGACTTTAACAGCACCAACTTGACCACGATCATCATCGTGAGTCACGGCACCACGGAATCCAGCGGTAAACTCAAGGAGGTTAGCAACTTCAGGTGAACACACGATGAAGTTAGCGCCGCCTCGAAGGGTCTTGCGGTGAATTTGGGCCGAGACATCATTGATGGTCTCAATCAAGGTTTCATACCACTCGGATACATTACCCGTGAAGTCAGGAAACCCACTAGTTGGAATTAGTGGTGCACCAGTTGTCCGATTTACAAATTTACCAGGAAGTCGTGACCAGAACAAGGTTTCAGCAGTAGCACCCTTCACGAGATCTTCCAAGATTTCTTGGTCGATTTCAAGAGCGATGTGCTCGGACAGAATTGAGGTCAATTCGACTTCGGCATCCAAGTTATGGTATGCGTTCAAGTCTTGAGCCAATTCTGGTGTCCATTTCGCTTTGAGTTTCTTGGTCTTCGCAGTGACAGCCACAGAATCAACCTTGATGTCAATTTCTGGAATTGCCGCATTGTTTTCCAATCCCCATGTATCTAGACCAGATACAGAACCAACCGCGCCAATGGCGGCGAAGTTGTCATCAATAACAAATGATGCTGTATTCTGTAAAACAAGGTCGGTTGCGCAGGCGTTGGCAGATGCGAGCCCTGCGTTAACCAGTAAGACAGAACCAGCAGTATCGGGGTCATCACGAGTCAGGCGTCTGACTTGATTAACATCGACAACACCGGCTGCATCGTTAAGAGTCACAGTGACGAGATCTTTAATGTTAAACTGGCCGGCGGTGAGGGTTGCCAGAGGCAAAGTTGAAACACAAGCAAAAGAGCCTGATTCCAAGTCTGGATCGAAGCGGACTAGGCGATCACCGTGCAATGCGAGAGCGATGCCGGTGGCTGTGTTGCCTGTCCAGTCGCCTGGAACTCCAGAGCCGACTGTACCTGATGCAAAATCGGCCAATGTGAAGTTGGCGGATCCTGTTGGACTTGAATACCCATTGTTCAAAGCATAATAGCTTTGTTCAGCGAGATCGCCAGCAAGTGAAACACCACCAGTAATCTGCGATGCAACAACACCACCACCGTATATCGAAGAACCACTAAGGGTATCAAGACGATTACGATCGTAGGTGAAATCCAGGAAGAAAATGAGTCCCGAAGGAAGGCTCATTGGTTGAACGCTAACAAGATCGTTAGCGATTAGGCCGCCGAATACTCGACGGACAATAGGAAAGGCGACGGAAGCAAAACCTTCAACGTCTCCAGAGGGTGTGCCGGCCATAGTAGAAGCCTCACGAAGTAGTTCCTTCGCTTGGTTTTCTAGCAATGCTGCCATCCCATATTTAGCACGTTCGTTCCCGAGTCCCTCTAAAAGTCCAGTCTTTTCCCACTTGGAGAGAAGAGCAGATCCTTCTTTAGATAGATCGCGACGAACAATACCTTCAGTTAATTTTTTAAGTATAGACATGATTTTAAAAATCTCCTTTATTTGTTTGTCTTTATTCCAGCCAGTATTTGCATCCTGTCCGCTTCCGGAGATTCAACAGTTCTGGCTGCTCTTCTAGGTAAAGTGGCAGAGGGTCTTTCGATGGTCTCGCGTAGTGATTGTGGACGTGCTTTACCTGATACACTTCCCACCGCGCTTTTTAGAGTTTCGAATATTACCTTTGCTTCTTCAATAGAATCTGATTTTGACAGAGCCTCGACAATTTTCTTTTTTTGCCGCTCATTCAAGGAGTTGTCTGTTAATACCTGATTCGTGTAAACTAATCTCGCATTTGAGAGATTAACTTTATTAAAACTTTCTTTTAAGATCTGGAGTGCTTTTATCATTTTTGTATTTTTTGATTTGAGGTCTCTATTTGCCTCTCTAAGTCTTTCTCCAGCCTGTGTCAATGCTTTTGCCTGTGCTAGTGCCTCTGTTCCAGAGCGATGGGCCAAGGCCAATTCTTCTTTATAATCCATAATAGTTCCGGGGGTGCCAGCCCATCCGCTTTTTTCAGGAACGATATCGACGATGAGTTCTTCCAAGATCTCATCAAGATCTTCTAAATCTATTTCCTCTTCCAAGGTTACATCAACAGGGACAGATGAAGTCTCCGCTTCTTGGGACGAGGGTGGCTCGGTGCCCGGCACACCATCAACAAGATTTTCGTGTGGTGATGGTTCACCAATCAAATTTTCTTCTGTATCAGCAAGAGCTTCGGCCATATCTTTAAGCTCTTCCATACTTAATACAATTTCTTGCTCATCGATTGATTCTGGTGGTGCACCAGCAAGAGGAATACTATCTTCCAAGGAAGTAGATAATTCCATTCCATCCTCAGCACCAAGGGCAAGCTCATCGTCTTGCTCTAACAAGCTTTCCACCGCCTCTTTAATGTCGGTTGAATATTTATTCAAAATTGCAGATTCAGCATTTTTAATGGCTGCCTCTTTTAAAGCGGCTGCATCAATTATCGCTTGTTCTAGTAATGAAGACATAGATATATTCCCTTATAGATTTACTCACAAATAAATAGTCTTTCGAAATACAAAATGACCGTTTTTATTATAAGGAATTAATCTGTAAGGCCCGACCCAGTTAAGGCGAACATCTCATTGTCTTTAATTCCAGTTAAGTCAGCAACCAATTCAAAGGATCCCGTCGAGGTGGTTGTTTCCAGTGAAATATAAATTTCTTTACACTTTTGATTAAAAGTTATACTGTCTTTTTTATCTTCCAACGTAAAATAGTGATGCCCCCCAATAACATTTCCATCTACAGCAGAATTAAAATGAACTCGGATTGGAACACTCGCCGTCGCGTTGACAACAAGAATATTTTTTGTTACATTCGGAAAAGAAATCTTAACTTCACCCAAATTTGGGTTTGCAGGATCGACGACGGCTCCAGTTAAATATGGTGTCCCGCCGACTTGATAGGATCCGACATTTTGTAATCCTGCTCTGTACTCATAAATTGGCATTTATTAAACTCCTAACATTCTATAATTAGTTTTGAAAACTTAATTATCTTTTATTTTATTTTATTTTCCTCAGCAAGTTTTTTAAGAACTTGCTTTCTTCTTTTCTTTTTTTCCCTTCTTTTCTCAGAAGGCTTTTCATATCGCAAGGTTTCACGATAAGTTTCTAAGATTTTTTCTTTTTTGACCTTCTTTATAAATCTTTTTATCATTCTCTGCGGAGTATCATTCCGGCCTCTGGGCTTGACTGATATATTCACTGGTTTTTTTGACATTTTATCTCCATAATTTATCCAACTTTTTTAATTATCGGAATAACAACCTTGTTGTTTCCTTTAAAATAATTACAATTTTTTGGGATTTCTATATCTATTATCTTTTCTTTATATAAAATTCTCGGGTTCTCTATAATTAGGTCCTTCCAGCGCGAATTATTGAATTTGCTTTCAGAAGAATTTAAATAACACGACAAGATCGATTCAGGCTTCATATGCCAATCTAAACAAATATCAATAAACATATAGAGCCTTTCCTGATCTGCTCTGAATTGTAATAAATTTTCTTTTGTAACCTCTTCAAATGTTTCGAGAGGATAGTCATCAAAAAATATAAAATCAAACTCTCCCACAGAAGATAAAGCTTTTTGCCAAGTATTATGAATAATGTTAATATTCTTATATTTTTCTGACCAGTTTTTGCACCTCTGGATTACTGTAGTGTCGCATTCAATTATTGTATGACTTTTTGGATTATAGTGCTGAATTCGTGTTGCCGAATAGCCACACCCAAATCCAATTTCAAGAACATTACCAGTAGGCTTTATTTCATCAATAATCGCCTCCATATAGGGTTTTTCCCATTCCATCATCACTTGGTGTTTTGAATCTTTAAGTAAAAGCTCTTTTTGGTTTTCATCTAAAATAAATTCTTGTTCTAACATTCGCGCCCCTTATGTCTTCTTTCTTATAAAGATTTTACCACCAAACACCTCATCGCTGGAATTCGTCGGCTGGAAACTTATAATAACATAATTTGATCCGTCTCCGGGAACAGCACTAGTAAAAGTATGTATTACATTTTGAGCGCCGAAGAAAAGCTGAAGATCCGTCACAGCCGTGCTATCAAGTGCGGAACTAAAAGCTCTGAGGCTATAAAGAGGGGTTACGGTCCCACGGATGATGAAGGCGTATGCCTCATAGGCTCTGGGAATAATCTTCATAGCATACGAAGCACCAGCGGAAGTGCCAGCAGGAATTCGGATAGCACCCGCGCCAACTGTAGCTGTATATTGACCTTCGATAGCTGTTGATTGAGGGCGACTAGTTGATGCATACTCGCGAACATTAAAATCAGTCCCCAATAACGGGATATACTCACTATTTCCCAAGTAACCAGCAGACCAGCCATCATCGACTGTGATGGAATCAGAAATATAATTTGGGCTTGGTCTAAATCTTGACATTAATTAATCCCCCTCATGTTTTCTTTCTTATAAAAATTTTACCACCAAACACCTCAGAGTTGATATTTGCTGGCTCGAAATATATAGCAACATAATTGGAACCATCTCCGGGAACTACACTAGTAAAAGTATGTGTTGTATTTTGCGCGCCGGGGGCAGCTTGAAGATTCGTCACGGTGTTGCTATCGAGTGTAGAACTAAAAGCTCTGACATTGTAAGTAGGAGATATAGTACCATGCACAATAAAAGCAAATGCTTCGTAAGCCTTAGGAATAATCTTCATAGCGTATGAGGGCCCCATGCTGGCACCAGCAGGAATTCGGATAGCGCCTCCTGTCCCATTTGTGAATTGACCTTCGATAGCTGTTGATTGAGGGCGACCAGTTTTGTCATACTCACGAACATTGAAATCAGAACCAAACACTGGAATATATTCATCATTTCCCAAGTAGCCGGCAGACCAAGAGCCATCGACCGTGAGGCCACCAAAAATCTTATTATGGCTAGCTC